AAAGATTTGCAAAATACGGCAATCCTGAGCCTGGTTCTAAATTTGCAAATCCAAACCTTAGAAACCAACAACCTACATATGTAGATAGACAAGATTACAGTCAACCTCAAATGACTGATGTGGATATTTTTGGATCTTTATTCTAATGCCTATTTCAAGAGCTCAAATGAATAAAGAAATATCTACTGGAGGAATAAAAAAGTATCGCTCTGGTGGTTTAGTAGGTTATAATGGAGAATCCTTAAAACCAGGGTCAAAATCTGGTAATATAGGATGTGGTGCAATAGCTCCAGGAAAACGAAAGTTTACTAAGATAGGATAATGACATGGCTACCAGTAATAGTAGAGATTTTGAATTAGACGTAGCAGAATACGTTGAAGAAGCCTTTGAAAGGTGCGGTCTACAATTACGAACTGGTTATGATTTAAAAACTGCTCAAAGAAGTTTAAATCTTATGTTAGCTGATTGGGCTAATAGAGGTCTTAATCAGTGGACAGTTGTTCAACACACAGAAACTCTTGTTAAAGGTCAAACAGACTATAGTTTACCGGAAGGTGCTATTGATGTTTTAGGTCTTGCCTACAGAACTATAAATAATGGATCAAATTCTGATATTATAATTCAACCTATAGGCAGAAATGAATATCTTCAAATTCCTGATAAATCAACAGAAGGTCAACCAAGTCAATATTTTATTGATAAACAAATTTCTCCAAAAATTCAAATATGGCCTACATCTAATAACAATAATGACAGTTTAGTGTTTAATTATTTAAGACGAATAGAAGATGCAGACTACGGGCCAAACACAATGCAAGTTCCTTTTAGGTTTTACCCTTGTTTAGCAGCTGGTCTTGCATATTATCTTTCTATTAAAAGAGCACCAGAAAGAACTATGCTGTTAAAACAAAGTTATGAAGAAGAATTTAAAAGAGCAGCTGATCAAGACGAAGTTCGTCAAAGTTATCAAGTTAGACCTTCTATGCGAAGCTATAGGAGACTTAGTTAATGGCTTATGCAAACGGAAGAAGAGCTTTAGGGCAATGCGATAGATGTGGACAAAGATATTTGCTAAGAGAATTGCATAATGAATGGAATGGTTTTAAAACATGCCCAGAATGTTGGGAACCTAAACAACCTCAGCTTGAAGTAAGGTTAAACTTTGCTGATCCACAAGCTTTGTATGAACCAAGACCTGATAAAGATGTACCTGCGGGCGATGGTTTAGTAAGAACGACAAAAGTAAATGCTTTTAACTCTTTAGTAGTAGATCCAATTGGAACAGCACTTGCATTTTCTGCTATTAATGGAAGCGTAGGAACAGTAACGGTGGTAACGACATGACATTAGCAGAATTAAAAACACTTATACAAAATTACACACAAAACACTGAAGCAAGTTTTGTTAGCACTCTAGATGATTTTATATTATCAGCAGAAGAAAGAATGTTAGAGTTAGTTCAAGTAAATGTATTTAGAAAAACTGCTACAGGTAATGTAACAACAGGAAATAGATTTTTAAAAGGACCCACAGACTATTTAGCGTCTTTTTCTTTAGCTGTAATAGATGCAAATGGTGATTATCATTATTTAGATAAAAAACATCCTTCTTTTATTCAAGAATATGACATAGACCCTGCTCAAGCAAATTTAAATGGTTTACCAAAATATTATGCAGATTTTGATGCAGGAAGTAATACAGCTGGTGAAGATAATACATTTTTAATTTCACCTACTCCTGATTCTAATTATTCTATGGAGTTAAATTATTTATATAGACCTCCGAGCCTTACAGTTAATACAAGTGGCACTTACTTGTCTGAAAATTCAAGAAATGCTATGCTGTATGGTGCTTTAATTGAAGCTTATATATTTATGAAGGGAGAACCTACCCTTTTAGCAGAATATGAAAAAAGGTTTATGGAAGAAATTTCTCGTCAGAAGAATTTATTTGAAGGTAGAGACAGACGAGATGAGTATCGTTTTGATAGTTTAAGAATAGAGGTAACATAATATGTTTACAGAAGAGATGGGAGCTAATATAAGCTCTGTAAAAGTGGTAACTACAAACAACACTGGATTAGGAGTAGATCATTGGGCTGATAGAGCAACTGATCATATTATTTCTGTATCCGCTGACGCTCCTCCTGCAATAAGAGAGCAGGCAGAAGCATTTAAAGAAAATGTAAGAAGTGTAATGACTTATTACATGAAACAAGCTATCTTATCTGAACGTACGACTATATGTGGTACATTGTCCTCACAAGGACACAATGATATAGCCGAAATTATAAGGAGAATATAAAATGGCAATAACTCAAGCAATGACCACTAGTTTTAAGGTTGAACTTTTACAAGGTGTTCATAACTTTTTTTCAGGATCTGGCGGCGGATCCGCAGGTACGGGAGCAACATTTAAAATTGCTCTTTACACATCATCTGCAACTATAAATGCAACTACAACAGCATTTACAACAACTAATGAAGCATCTGGAACTGCTTACACGTCTGGAGGGAATACGTTAACTAATGTAACGCCAACAAATCCATCAGGAACTACTGCTATTACAGATTTTGGAGATACAACTTGGAGTACTTCGACTATTACAGCTCGTGGTGCAATGATTTATAATTCTACACAATCTAATAAATCAGTAGCAATTCTTGATTTTGGTTCTGATAAATCATCAAGTGCTGGAGATTTTACAATACAATTTCCAACACCTGACGCAAGTAACGCTATAATTCGCATAGCTTAGTGGGGTAAACCTATATGGCTCGTATTGTTAAGGATCGTGTAAAAGACACTAGTACCACAACTGGCACAGGAACTATAACTCTTGCTAATTCACCACCTAATGGATTTCAGGCTTTTTCTGTTCTTGGCGATGGCTCTACAACTTTTTATTGTATAGAGGATGCTAATGGAACTGCTTTTGAAGTAGGAGTTGGAACTTACACAGGTAATACACTTGCTAGAACAACTATTTTAGAAAGTTCAAATAGTGATAATGCTATAAGTCTTACATCAGGAACTCATACTGCTTTTGTTACATATCCATCAAATCGCTCTACATTTAACGATGAAGGTCTTTCTCCTACCTTTACCGCTTCAGGTACGATCACAGCAGGTAAACCAGTTATACAGAATACAAATGGTACAGTTACGCAAGTTTTTGAGACTACTTCAGTAGATACATCACCAACAGTAAAACAAATAACAGACATGAATGGATCAGATACATCTACAGACCATGTTGCAACAGCCTATGAAGCCAGCTCTGAAAGATTTGTAATGTTTTATAGAGACACTTCAAACAGTAACTATCCAACAATAGTAGCTGGCTCTTGGTCTAGTGGAACTGTAACATGGGGAACACCTCATGTTGTTGAAAATACTGGGCTTGATAACGAGCCTTCTTTAACGGCTGGTGATGGATATGTAATTGCATCTTATGATGATGGAGGAGCTTGTAAGCTTAGAGTTTTCAGTATATCAGGCACATCATTTACACAAACTGCTGCTGCAAATATATCAGATAATCCCAGTGGAAATAAAGTAGCTTATGTTCCATCATCAGCATTTTCAGGTTCTCCTTACAGCCCAGTTTGCGGTGTAATTGCTCATGTATATTCTATTGTACCTGGTGGAGGATCAGCTACTACCTATGTTCAAAGTCATACATTAAATATATCTAACGGAACAATAGCTGGTAGTACATCAGAAGAAAGTTTTATGAGTACAAATGCTCATATGGATAGAGCAGATATAGTTGCTGATCCAGACAACGGAAAAGCTATTTATGCAACATTTGATGGATCGGATGGTGATGTTGGTAAAGCTTTTGTTATAGGCTTCGGTGGAACAGCAAGTAGCCCTACTGACACTGTTGGTACTGGTGTTGATTTCTCTGGATCAGATGATGCAGATTATGTTTCAGCTTGTTACGACACACAAAATAATAAAGTGTTTATTACTTGGAAAAATGATGATGGTTCTAATCCTCTGTGGAAAGGTACTATAGGCACAATCAATGCTGGATCAAACTCTATATCATATACAGGAACAGCAACAATTTGGGATGGTGCTGGAGGTATGTCTCAAGCTGATGTAGAAATGGACACAGTTAATAATAAGATTATGTTCTTTTACAGAGATGATGATAACAGTGATAGATTAACTTATAAAACGATAACACCTGGAGCTTCATCATTTAGTGTAGCAACTGGTGGAACAATGAGTAATGGTGATATATTCTTACATTCTGGTTCAGCATCCTTTGGTGCAAATAAAGGATTTTTAGTAGGTCTTAATGACAGAAGTGATAGCAATAAAGTAGCCTACTCAACTGCCTTCTTTGCTACAGTAACAACATCCAACCTCAATTCAACAAATTTCTTTGGCATTGCATCAAATTCTGCAACAACGACCAATCCTGTACAAATTAATGTTCATGGAAGTATAAATAATGCTCAGACATCACTGACTGTTGATAAAGACTACTACACCACAAGTGCAGGAAATATTGTTACAAGATTAAATGGCAGTGGAGTTGCTCAAGCAACTCAATTTGTCGGAACAGCATTAAGTGCAACGGCACTAGAGTTAAAAACATTTCCTGCAAATACAATCGTAGGTAAAGCTGATGGTACTGTTACCAAAGGTAAGGCTGTAATTGTAGAAGCTGATGGAGATTTTGCACAAGCAGGTCAAGCAAACGTAACTAACACAGGCACAGCTTCACAAGGTTCACTTGGAAATATGGGAACTTATGTTACTGATCTGTTTGCGATGGCAGTAGCTAAAGATGGCTTAACATATTGTTTCACTTATCAAAATGGATCTACTCAACAGGCTTGTAAAATAGGTACTCGCTCAGGTGAAACTATAAGTTGGGGAAGTGAACTTGTTTTAGCAAGTGCAAACTCTAGTTCACATTTTGTTTCTTACGATGATGAAGCTAATGTATTTTTAACTACATATACAACAGGTGATACAGTTAAAGGTACTGCTGTTTCTTTCTCAGGAAACACAGGTACAAAAGGTACAGAAGTTACAATTATGGATTTAGGTGGTGCTTCAAGCGCTCCGTATCAACACTATCAACATTGGTATGACTCAACTAATGAAGTAACTGTATGTTGGGCTAAAGGTGGCGTGAGTGGAAACGATACTAATAGAAGTTCTGCTGTTGTTTTAACTCTTACAGGAACATCAATATCTGTAGGTACTTTATATGAAAACACAACAGCAGGTGGTCAATATTCAAAAGGATGTGATATTACAGGTGGAAAGCACGTTCTTTATTGGCGTTCTAGCAGTAATAATTACCCTTATGTAATGACAATGACTGTAACAAGTAGTGGTGCTATATCATGGGGTACACCATTAGTAATAAATAGTGCTGCAGGAAGTTGGAGTAATCCAGTTTATAATCCTACTTATCCAAATAAAGCTATTCTTGCAGGTAAAATTTCAACAGCTAATAATTATTATAGTTATGCAGGTTTAACTATTAGCGGAACATCAATAACGGCTTCTAATTTTAGTGATGGAAATATTAACAATGCTCAATCTTATGTAGAATCAGGTGGTAATGTTGCTGTTTATTCAAATTATAGTGGAAATTATTGTTTTGTTTATCAGACTTACAGTCCATATAATTCAAGGTATAACTTTGCTACGACAACTGATGGATTATCTTTAACAGTAGCAACAGCAGTAACAACAACTGCTCATGGCTCTAATCAATTTTATGCAGGTGCTTGTGCAAGTGATGTTGATGGTGTTGTTGTTGAAAATCATAACGATAGAAGTTCGAATCCGGGCTATTATTCATACTATTGTTTTAATCCTACTTTTAATTATACATCTTTAGGTCCTACTAACCTCACCGCAGAAAACTACATAGGCATAGCACAAGAGACAGTTTCAACAGGAAATGATGTAAAAGTAACAACTATATCTGGCGTTGATGCTAATCAATCTAGTTTAACACCTGCTCAGTTGTACTATGTGCAATCAGATGGTACATTGTCTACCACGGCAGGAAGTCCGTCTGTTGTCGCTGGACTTGCTACGTCTGCAACAACAGTATTAGTAACTAGATCGTAATAAAGGAGAAACTTATGAAAGCGATTAAATGGAATGGAGGAGACAACGATGGTGTTGTTATTTACCTCTTTGCAGATGACACAGTAATTGATGTGCAATCTGACAAAACTGTAATAGGAGACCCTCAGACTCTTATTATATCTGATTGTAACAGTTCTAATGTAACTGTTGTAACAGGTGTTACCGACCCAGGTGATTATTGGGGATGGAAATACAAACATACTTCAGGTTCTAGTTTAGCTGCTAATACTAGTTTTAAAGGATCGCAAAATTTAAATGCTGACATCAATGCATCTGCTACTACTATTGATGTAGCTAATTCAAATCCTTTTACAACAAGCGGAACAGTTCAAATTGGTGATGAAAAAATTGCTTATACAGGTGTAAGTGGAACAGCTTTAACTGGTGCTACGAGAGGTGCAGACAGTACAACTGCCACAGCACATACATTAGGAAGTAATATAACACAGGTCTAGTATATGTTTAGTGTAGGTACATACTCTGAATTTCCTCTTTCGGATCAAGGTTCTGTATCTGTAACAGTTGAGGTTACGGGTGTTGTTGGCACTGGTCAATTAGGAACTGCGTCTGCGGGACAATTTGTTACTGTAGTACCTACTGGTGTTTCCGCAAGTACAACTATTGGCAATGTAACTATAGATGCAGTCTTTAATGTTACTGATGTTGTAAGCGGAGTAAGTGCAACTATATCAATAGGTACTTTTTCTGTAGCCACCCAAGGTAACGTACTTGTTGTTACAAGTGGCGTTGCTGCCACTGGTGCAATTGGAACTCCAGCTACTAATTTTGATTCTGTTATTACACCTACAGGTCAAACAGCTACTGGAGAAATAGGAACAGTTGCTGTTAATACAAGTACAATAGCTACTCCTCGTGGCAATGAAACATTTACTATTACTGTATATAATTCTGGTGGTGGTAATAAATATTATGCTAATGGTCAAAAACAAAGTCTTTATACGGCCCTACACAAAGGTTTTACTTACAAGTTTGATCAATCAGACTCAAGTAATGCAACACATCCTTTAAGATTTAGTACTTCACAAGATGGGTCTGATTACACTGATGGCGTTACAGTCGTAGGAACACCAGGTCAGGCTGGAGCTTACACACAAATTGTAGTAGCTGAGAATGCACCATCAACATTGTATGTAAAATGTTCTAACCATAGCGGGATGGGTTTTGCTCTTTCTATTGAAGCAAACGTAAATCTCTTAATGACATTGAGCGATGGAACTGTTACGGTATCAGCAGGAGTAACAATAATTCCTACGGGATTAACGTCTCAAGGTTTAATTGGTCAAATAACCGTAGGTTTAGGTGCCGATGTATTCCCTACTGGAGTGAGTGTAACTGGGTCAATTGGAGATATACTTCTCTGGCAAGAAGTTAATACTAGCCAAGACCCTAATTGGACAAGGATTGCTGCATAATGGCTACATTTAGTAATTTAGGAATAAAATTAATTCAAACAGGTGAAGAGTCTGGTACATGGGGTACAAGTACAAATACTAATTTTGATATTGTAGATCAAGCTATAGGCGGATATGTAAGTCATACAATGTCTGATTCTAATTTAACTTTTAGTATTTCTGATGGAGCTACATCAGATGCTAGAAATAAAATTGTTAATTTTACAGGAACTTTAACAGCCAACAGAACAATAACTTTTTCTCCTTCTGATTTAGAAAAAAATTGGTATGTAAAAAATTCTACTACCGGCGGTTATTCTCTTACTTTTAAACAAGGATCTGGTGGAACTACAGTTACTGTTCCTAACGGAATAAGTGCTATTATATATACTGATGGTGCAGGAGCAACTAACGGTAATGTTGTAAACGGTATTGGAACTCTTTTAACAAAGGGAATTATACCCGATACAGATGATACACACGATATAGGAACATCTACTCTTAAATTTAAAGATATTTACATTGATGGAATTGCTTATTTAGATCAAGCAGATATTAACGCAGGAACAATTGATGGTGTTAGTATAGGAAGTAACGCACCTGCTACTAATTTAACAGTAGATCTTGTAAATATTGATGGAAATAATATTAAAGCTACTTCAAATCAATTAGCATTTATAACAGGCGGTACAGCTGAAAGAATACGAATAGACGCTTCTGGTAATATTTTTTACGGAGCTAGAACAACAACAAATGCTGTTGATAATGCTACAGCTTACTTAGATACAAATACCACCCTTCAAAGCTATCAAGGTACTGGTATACCACATATGCAATTTTTAAACGGAGCTACAACTGTAGGCTCTGTTACTAACAACGGAACTGCTGCATCATTTAATACTACTTCTGATTATCGAGTTAAAGATAAACTAGGTGAAATTGAAGATGCTGTTGAAAGAGTTCTAGAGTTACAACCTCTTCTCTATTCTTTTATAGGAAGCGAAGATATTAATGAGGGTTTTATAGCTCACGAAGTTGACGCTGTAGTTCCTAATGCAGTTACCGGTGATAAGGACGCTGTTGATCCAATAACAGACGCACCAATCCTACAGCAATTAGATTTATCTAAGCTGGTTCCTTTACTTACTCAAGCTTTAAAAGAAGCAATTTGGAAAATCGACGATTTACAAGAGAAAGTGGAAGAATTACAAGATGCCGTTAGCGAAATTTAATTTCCGACCTGGAATAAATAAAGAAACAACAGACTATACAGACGAAGGTGGCTGGACAGATGGTAACCTTGTTCGTTTTCAAGCAGGACTTCCTCAAAAAATAGGTGGATGGGAAAAGTATTCTCAAAATTCTTTTTTAGGAAGTTGCCGAACATTGTTTGAGTGGTCTGATTTTGACGGCAATCAATATTTAGGTGTAGGAACTAATCGTAAGTTTTATGTTCTTAATCAATCTGTTTTTTATGATATTACACCATTACGATCCACAGTATCAGCTACAAATATAATGACTACAAATGGAACAACTTCTGTAAGGTTTACTGTTACAGGCCATGGTTGTGCTACAGGAGATTTTGTAACTATTTCTGGATTGTCAGCTCCTGTTAATGGTATTCCAATAGCACAAATAAATGCTAATCATTCTGTAGCTGTTGTTGATGCTAATAATTTTGATATAACAGTTGCTACTCAAGCTAATGGATCTACATCTAATACTGGAGGTACTTTAACATTTGCTTTTGAAATACCTGTTGGCGAAGATTTACAAAATCTTTTAGGTGGTTGGGGCTCTAGTAGTTGGAATGCCGGCTCTTGGGGTTTTGGTGCTACCGGAACTTCTTTTAGATTATGGAATCAAGATAATTATGGTGAAGATCTTATTATGAATTACAGAGGCGGTGGTATTTATAAATGGGACGAGAGTGCAGGAACAAATAATCGTGCTACAGATATAACCGATGATTCAGGGGCTATTTTAGCTCCAACAAAAGCAAATCAAGTTATTGTCTCTGAAAGAGACGGCCATGTTATTGCGTTAGGTGTTGATCCTATTTCTGGTGCTTCTAGAACAGGAACAATAGACCCAATGATAATAGCAATTTCTAATCAAAACAGTGCAGTCGATTGGCAAATACGAACAGATGGTACATCTACAGCTGATCAAATTGAATTAAATCTAGGTTCTGAGATTATTGGCGGACTACAAACTCGTCAGGAAATATTAGTATGGACCGATATCGCATTGTTTTCATTGCGATTCGTAGGGGGACCCCTGCCCTTTACCACTTCTCTCCTCGCTAGGGGTCCCTCGATACTTGGTCCAAATGCAGCGGTTAATGGAGCCGATGCAACATTTTGGATGGATAAATCTAACTTCTATGTCTACACAGGTTCTGTTAACGCTCTTCCTTGTAGTGTAAAAGAATATGTCTTTAACGATATTAACTATGACGAAAGATATAAAATTTTTGGTTTTTCTAATCAAACATTTGATGAAGTAGGATGGTACTATCCTTCTGCTGGTTCTAACGAAATTGATCGCTATGTAACTTATAACTATGTGCAAAGAACATGGTCTATAGGTAAAATGGAAAGAACAGCTTGGATTGACTACGGCATTTATCAAAAACCAAGAGCAGCTGGTGGTTCAACACCAGGATATATTTATGCTCATGAAGTAGGTTTTGATGATGACGGAGCTCCAATGGATGGTGTTTCTATTCAGTCAGGAGATATTGATATAGGTGACGGCGAACAATTTGCATTTGTTAGTCGAGTTATACCAGACTTTAGATTTATAGGAACAAATATAGCTGGACCTCAAACTGTTGATTTAGTTGTAAAAATGCGTGATGCACCAGGTGGTACTTTAACAGCAGATGCAACTATACCTGTTGATGCAGAAACAAAAGTAACAAACATTAGAGGAAGAGGAAGACAGTTTTCTTTAAATGTAACTAGTTTTAATGACGGAAGTAATAACAATGCTAATCGTCTTGGAGTTGGTTGGAGATTAGGCTCTACACGACTCGATGTTAAGCCAGATGGGAGACAATAATGCCACGTTATGACATTCGACAAGCCTTCTCATCTCTACCTCGTTTCACACAAGGCGACATAGATGCAGACAAACTAAACAGAATGGTGCGTACATTAGAACAAAACCTTTTTCAATTGGATTTAAATGTGGTACCTTCTTACACAACTAACGAAAGAAATGGTAGAAAATTTAGCCCAGGTGGGTTAATATTTAATACAACGGTGGAAGTACACCAAGCGTACGATGGCAATGCTTGGAGAAATTTATATTTACCTGTGGTTTATCCGACGGGTATGAGTTTAACAAGTTCCATAGGAACAGTAACAGTGGTGACATCGTAATGGTAGTAAGTTTAGCAGCAAGATTAGCAGGTGCAGCAGGAAAAGCAGGTTTAGCAGGCTTAGGAGGTCTAAGAGCAGCAAGACCACTCGCAGAAAAAGCAGGATCAGCTGCTCTCAATCTTTTAAAAGGTGCTGGAAATCAAGGATCTAGATTTTTTAGAGGTGCAAAACAATCAAGTGGAAGACCATTAACTGGATCATCAGCTGAAATTGGAAGAAAAGCAGCAGCAGCATTCGGAGGTCTTGGTAAAGTAGGTAAAGCCGCAGCTGATGATATAGCAAACATTACACGATCAGTATTGCAAAGTGCAGGAAAAACTAATGCAGCGGGTCAAGCAGTAGCAGTTCAAAAAGCTATTTTAACAAAATATCCTGGTGCGGGTGAAGTTGCAGCTAAAGTAGCAGCTCGTGTAAGAGCAGGTAAAACAACTGTAGCTGGTTTAGATATTACCGGAGCTTTAAAATCTAGTCCTGCTTTTTTACAAACTTTAGGAGCTAATACTAAATCAGGCATACAAACACTTATTAATAGTCCTGCGGGTCAAAAAATTGCTAATAGTCGAATAGGTCAAGGAGCTAAAAATTTCTTTGATAGAGCAAACAAAGCTACAAATCCTTTAACAAAAAATCAAGCAGCAGATGATGCTTTTGGAGCATTTTCTGCTCCTCTAATAGGTTTAGGAAATACTGCTGCACAAGGTGCAAGAAATATTTATTCAGGAATTGGAAGTTATTTAAGATCTACTCCAACAGGTAGACAATCTTTACAAAATTTAAGCTTTAAAAGTGGAGCTCCAGGTTCATTAAATTCAACACGCTCAGTGTTAGGAAAACCAAACGCTTATGCAGGACCTACAAACACAACTGTTGGCTCTACACAAATACCTTACGGCAGTTCTTACGCTGCTAATTCAGGTCTTACTAAAACTACAGCACAAACTATGGATGATTTAGGAATACCCGCTGCTGGAGGAATAGGAAGTTTGCTAGGCAGAATTCCAGGAGCTGGTTTATTTACTGGTAAAAGAGCTGTTGAGGGTGTTCCGTCGACAGGACTTGGATCATTACTTAAAGGAGCAGGTAGTTTTGCTTATAACAACCCTATTAAAACAACAGTTGGAGGCACATTAGGCTTAATGTATGGCCCAGATGCTTATGACGCAGCCACAACAGCTATGTTTGGTAAATCTCCTGAACAACAATTTAGACAAGGTGTAGGTTCTTTAATGGGAACAGAAGAAAATAGAAGAAGAACTCTTGGTGATTTAGGTGCTTTATATGCACAAGGAGAATTAGGAGAAGCTATCGGAACACCGGGTGCTAGAAACTTATCTCAACAACAAATGAGACAATATCTTGGTGGTTCTATTTTTGGTGATGAAGGATATGCTAATATACCAATGAGAGGTGGATCAGGTATCTTTGGTGGTGAAGGTTCTCCTACTATGGCAGGCGATATATTTAATAATCCTGCTAGAGAAAGTATTATGAGAGCATTTGGTACACAAATGAATGACGAAGAAATAATGGAAAAATATGCAGAGATACTAGATAAACAAAGAAGAAAAAAATCTCTTGACGCTGAAGACCTTCAATTCCTTATGATGTTTGAGGCTTTGTCTAAACCAACAAACCTACCTTCAGATCAATTTAGAAGAAATCAAGGTTTTGAAACACAAAGAGCTTATAACGATGTTCAAAATCAACTAGGAGGACAATTTGAAGTAATAGATTACAATCAACTTTATCCTACTTATGCTCAACCACAAACAGCAATTAATATGGCTGATGGCGGTGAAGTAGCAAGAAGAGTTCCAGACGTTTCTTTTTCTAGATATGCACAAGGTGGAGTCGCTAACTTAATGGACGGCGGAGCAGCTAACGGTCCAGGAACAGGAACAAGCGATTCTATTCCTGCAAGATTATCTGATGGTGAATTTGTAATGACATCCGATGCTGTAAGAGGTATGGGGGATGGTAGTAGAAAAGATGGCGTAAGAAAAATGTATGATTTAATGAATAGTTTGGAGGCAAAATAATGACAACTCCAGTTAATCAAGGACAATATACATTTGCAGGAACTCTTCCTAGTGTAACAGATGCTACTTATGGAGCTAACACTCAATATAATTTAGCAGACCCTTATATAAGAGCTTTAACAGAATTTTTATTTAATCAAGGTTATTCTTTTTCTTCAAAACCTCCACCCATTGAAGCTATTACAACTCAAGTAGCTCCTTTTAATCCACTAGAACAACGTGCTCTTGACATGACAGCACAAAATGTTGGTTCTTACGGACCTTATTTTCAAAGAGGTATGGAGGCTTATGAAGGTGCCCTTCCTTTCTTAGGAGAAGGTGCGTCTGTTATGAGAGATGCTTATCCTCTTTACTCTGAAGGTATCGGCGGTTTACGAGATGCAGCTATGTTGGCTCGTAGTGGTTTAGCCCCAACAGAGCGTGGCATATACGAAGGCATGAACATGCTGCAAGCTGGTCTTGGTTCTTTTGATACAAACGCTGCTGAAGCTTATATGAATCCTTACATGGAAGCTGTTGTAGAAGATCAGTTAGAAGACATTGATGAATTTTATGATAACAAAATAACTGAATTAAATTTAAATGCTGTTAACTCAGGTCTTAGAGGTTCTACAAGACTTGGTATGATTGAAATGGAAATGGAAGAGCAAAGACAAGAACAAAGACAAAAACTTGTAAATCAAGCTTTAGCGTCTTCTTATGGTCAAGCACAAAATCAATTTAACATTGAACAACAAGCTTTAAGAGGTGCTGCTCCAACTATGGCTAGTTTAGGTCAAGGTTTTGGTCAAGCTCGTTCTGGACTTGCTGGTTTACTTTCTCAACTATCAACAGGTATATCCTCTGGTGGTCAAAATTTTGCACAATTAGGAACTGGTTTAGCTGGATTTGCACCTGCTATGCAAAATATAGGATCTGGTTTTATAGGAGCTGGAGGAACTTTACAAGGAATGCAAGGAGCTGATGTATCTGCCTTAGCTAATGCTGGTCGAACAGCTAGAGGTTATGAGCAATCTTTATATGATACGCAAAGACAAAATGCTTATAATATTTATATGGATCCATACAACAGAACAACTTATCAATTAGGTCTTGCTCAAGGTATACCAAGTAATCAAATGATGATGAGTCAAAATCAAGGACCTATAGCTAGTCCAATGCAAACAACATTGTCTGGATATGCTCCTTATGTAAATCCATATTCTATGTTTAATACAAACAATTACGGATTTGATAACCGAGCATACGGAGGTTAATTATGTTTAATCCACCTATTATTAAACCAAAAGGTTATGCTTACGGTGGCCCTGTTGGTATTGGTGTTGGAAATGTTATAGAAGATAACTTAGCCTCTGATCCAATTATTGAAAGATCTAACGCTAACGAAATTCAAAATGACTTAAATGCATTAACAAATGATTTAAAAAAAGTTTCTCAGAAAAATAAAAAACCTAAAAAAGAAACAAAAAGAAATCAAGAAAAAAAAGAATATGATGACATTGAAGATTTTAGAGATTGGATTAAAACTAACACAGAAACAGATAGTGATACTGGAGAAGTATTTTTTATTCAACCTAGAACAGGAGAAAAAGTTCCTGTAGATAGTTCCCCTGAAGGCAATGTTTTATTGTATGAGGTTTTTAAAGAACAAACTGGAAGAACCGGAGAAGCATTAGATGCTATTGTTGACATGGATATTAAACAATTTCAACAAGCTCCAGAAGGTGTTGTTAATAATGATTTTTCTAAAGAATTAAAAAAAGTTAGAGAAGAAAAAAATGTTGGTGATGCTGAGTTTATGGCTGGATATAGTTCTGTTCCTTTTGATGGTAGCGTTGTTGGTACAGTACAAAAAAGAATGGCTATGGCTGATTTAGCTAAATCACAAGCTGAAGAAGAATCAACTAAAGGAAAACAATTTTTAGCCTATAGAGTACCGGGTCAAGGTGCTTACAAACTAACTCCTGAACCAGTATCAATGGAAGAAATTTCCCAATTAGGTTATGAGTTTGCTCCAGCAGAAATGGCAGACGAAGCGTTTACACAAAAAGCAATATTAGCTGGTAGAATACCAATTGGTGGTGGTGGTATTTCTGAAAAAGAAAGATTACAAAATCAATTACTACAAACAAAAATTGCTAAAAATATTCAAGACCTTGGTGAAGGGCCAGACGCTGATCCTTTAATGCAAAAACAAGTACTAAAAGTAAAACTTCCTGGTCTTTATAGTAGAGGCAGTCAAGACAATTTATCGTTTCAAGTTCGTTTAAAAGAAGACAGTAAGGGCAATGTTAAGTACGCTCCTGACGTTGATATAGCTCCAATTATAAGAGATATATATAAAGCAGAAGAATATTCACAAAAAACTATTGACGAAATTAATATGGTAAAAGAGTTGATTAGTGCTGATACTGTTGGTTTATCTCAAAGAGTTAATGATTTATCTAGAAGTATTTCAGCTATTGCTGGAATTGACAGAACTGCATTTGATCCAGTAACTGGTCAACAAAAAATACCTACTCCAGAAATTCTTGCTAGATGGGCAAAACGATTTACTGCTCAAAATATTACAATATTGCTAGGTGAGTCAAACAGGACAATATCTGATGCTGATAGAAAGAGAGCTGATGAAATTGTTAATGTTTTAGGAACATTTACAGACATAGCTTCAGCCAAAGGATCTTTACAAGAAATGGTAAAGATATTTGAAAAACCATCTTACAATGCTAATACTGCATTACAATCATTATATTCCATGGCGGAAACATCGCCAGGTGGTGGTTACTTGGATGAAATTGAAAGAGTAGAAAGAAAAGTCGCAGAAAGAATTGCTAAGTCTGGTGGTAAATTAACTATTCCTAGAAGTAGTATAGTAAGTTTTGATGAAGTCTCATCACCGGGCGGAAGGTCGATAGTTTCAAATACAATAGATTTAAGACAATAGGATAAATTGTGGCTGTAAAAAAATATTATAAAACATTTGAAGGTCAAGTTATAGAAGCTATTCAAGATGCAGAAGAAATGTCACCTGCTGAAGAAAGTGCTTTACGAAATGCAATTGGCGGAGATTTTACAGCAGTAGAATCAAATACTGTTCAAGCACCTAAAGATGATATTTCAAAACAAGCTCCTACACAAAAAAGTGTATTTACAAGTACTGGAAGATTTAGAGGTGCTGATTACAAGTCAGGCGTAACTAATAATCTTTTTAGATTTCGTTTTTCAAACACAAATAATTTTAAAGAAAGAGTAAATTTTTTAGATAAAAATGTTGGAAAAGAAGGCTATGTTGTTGATAAATTAGGAAATTTTTTACTAACACCCAAAGGCCAAGAAGAATTAAGTATGGAGTCTACAAATAATTTAATGTCTATTGATGAAGATGCTTTAAGAGGTGAGGACATTCTAGATCTTGCCGGTGAAGTATTTGGTCCAACAATAGGTTCAATAGCAGGTTTTTCTGCAATGGCAACTCAATTACCAAAAACTGCTATAGGTAGAGCTTTAATTAGAACTCCTTATGGAGGAGCTTTAGCTGCGTCTCTTATTTTACCATCAATTGCGAGTGGTGCTGGTGCTTATATAGGCACATTTATAGATGAAGCTCAACAGTGGGCTAGAGGAATATCTGATGAAGCAATCAGTGATGTTAATAAAAGAGGTAAGACAGAAGCTATGTATGCTGCTGGTGGTGATTTAATTTTTGGAGGTTTGTTAAGAGGGTTAGGTTATTACTTTAAAGGTAATTCTCAAAAACATTTAAATGCTTTTTATGGTGAAGGAGCAACTGATCCTAAGTCAGGAGCTTTTAGTAAAATTTGGAAAGAATACGAGAATACAGGAAAAATTACTGAACAAGATGGAAGTATGTTGTTTGATATAAAAAAAGATATACTGCCAGATTTTTATGGAATAAATGGTTTAAATGTTAATTTAAAACATAGATTGCAACTTATGGCAGAAACAATAGCTGGAACAAGAACAGAAAAATTAAATGCAAATGCTGAAGTTTTTAAAAATGAAATGTATAAAGCTTTAGAACAAACAGACGTGGGTAAAAAAATATTAAATGATGTTAAAGATATAGATAAATATATAAATAAAGCAATTAAAGATGCCTATACAACTACTACTGATGATTTTGTAGATTTAACTGATAAATATACAAATAAAGTTCACAATAATTTAAAAGGATCATTAAATTCTTTATTAAAATTATCAGATGAAATAGCTGGCGGAAATCCAAAAAGCATTGATGAAATAGCAGATATATACAATCAACTTCAAAATGGCTCAGCAATAGCTGCAACAGAAGCAATTGATGTTGGACAAAGAATAGCAAAACAAGGCTTTAAAGATATTCAAGATATATTTGAAGTTGCTGAAGTTGCTCCGGGGGTTGTTAAAAAAACACAGACAAAAAGAACTCCTATAGAATTAAATGAGGGTGGCTTAACACCATCTCAAGCAGTTAAAGTTGATGATTTATTTAATAAAAAAATGGATAAAGAAGCTGAAGAATTATACGATTTGTTTTTAGAAAAAAATCTTGAAAAAGGATTGATTGAAAGTGTAGATAATCCTTTACCCAGTCAAAGATATAAAGACGGCGAATTTGATGAAGTTGTTGAAGAGGTAACAGATGTTGTTGATAGCTTGCCTTCTGGCACAATAAAAGCAGTTGATGATGAAATAAAAATATTAGAAAAGACAACTAACCCAAGTGCTATAGATGCTAATAGATTAAATTTTTTAAGAGGTCTTAAAGATACAGACGGCCTTTCTGTTATAAAAGATAAAAAAGGTATTCCACAGTTTGCTTTAAGATTTGGTGAAGACTCCAGTCCAGAATTTATAAAAACAGATGATACAATTAAAGCTTTAAGAAATATTATAAAAAATCAAAAAGGAGGAAAGGCAGTATTTGATAGTTTAGAGCCTGGAATTTTAAAGACTTTAGCAAAAGTTGCTGATCCAGATAGTGCTGTTGATCCTATATCTTTACTTTCTCCGATGCAACACAATGAATTAGTTCAAGCTTTAAGAAAAGTTGCAATTGCTGATGGAAATATTAAATTAGATAAAGTATGGACTGCGGCAATAAAAGATGGAGAAATATCTTACGCACAATTAGGTTCTGCTATGTCATCCGTAAAGAAAAAAGGTTTTGAAGGAATAAAAAAAGGCTCTCCAGAATATAAACAAAAAATGCAAGCAGTAAATTCTTTAACTGATATTGCAGGAAGATCTCAATCTCTTATTGATGAACAAAGACTTGGTTATGAATTATTTGAAGAGTTTGGGTTAGGAAGATTAACACAAGATGTGGCTGCAAAAAGACAAAACTCTGATGCTTTAATTAACAAATTATTAAGTCCAGATGCTAATCCTGAGCTTATCAGCACCATGATTAATACTCTTGAAAAAACAATTAGAAGACAAAATAAAACAATAAATCAAGTTATAAAAGAATCTGAAGATGTCTTACCAGGTTATAAAAAAGCAATTGATGAAAATGTTCCAACCTTACAAGATGATATTCCTCCATTAACGAGTATGGACGAAGGTCAACAGATAGCTGCAAAGGTTACTCAAGACCTTGCTGCTGAAGGAAACCCTTTAGCAAAACAGTCTATAGAAAAAGGAAGGTTAGGAGAAAGAATAACAGAGCTTAAAGCTATTCAAGAAACAATAGATATAGATCCAAATATGATGGGAGAATCTTTTAAAAATGCTCTTGCTGATAATTTATTAAACAAAATGACTGCTAATAAAACTATAGATGAATTTGCAGAACAAATTCGTGTTTATGCAGGCAATGGAAGACCAAACCCAAACGGTAATAAACCAATGACACCTTCTACTTTAGAAAGAGTATTAGGAAAAGAATCAACAGAAGAATTAATTAAAATTAGTGACACAATTAAAAACTCTACACCTGTTAATTTAACTGATGAAGCTAATAATGCTGTGCAAAAATTACTTAATGAAAGATTTACTGAATTAAATAAATCAATAAGAGAGTATAGTAATTTACCTTCAACAATAGATTCAGCAATAAAAACTGATAAACTTAAAGAATTACAAGAAAGTATAACTAAATATGCTGATGAATTTGAGCAATTAAAAAGTTTTCAAGATCAAGAATTTGTTAAAACAATTCAAAAAAATGGTTTTAACATTAATAATGAGCAACAACTTGATCAGCTTGTAAATACAATGTTTGATAAAAAAGCATTTAGCACTACAGAACTTGAAAGAATTATAAATAAATTAGATGATGGATCTAAACAAGAAATAAGAAAAAGATATTTAAATAATCAAATAACTAGAGCTTTAGGTGTTGATGTAGATGATGTTCCAACTATTCCTCAAATTGGTAAAATATTTAATCAAGATTTTATAACAGATTTATTTCAAGACCCTGCAAGATTTGAGTTAATATTTGGAAAAGAATCACAAACAAATTTTAAAAAAATTGTTGCAATGGGCAAAAGATTACAAACACAAAATGCAAGTGGAAATTTTGGTCAGTTAGTAGCTGCTACTTTAGCTGCTGCTTTTGCAGGTTTGCCTATAGCTGTTGCTACTGGATCAATTGGTATTTATGCAGGAGCACTTTTAGCTGCTAGGTATAAGGGAATAAGATGGTACGCTGAAGCCATGTCAAATAAGAAGGTCGCAGAAGCAATAGCAGAACCAAGATTTTTTACTCCAGGTGCTTTAAATACATCTGAAAAAATAGCTCTTTATCAAAATGGTATTATGGATGCTGCTACACAAATGTTAACAGAAACAGACAATACAGTTATGGAAGGGGTTGAGGCTGGTCAAAATATGTTAAATGAAGAAAATCCAAGAGGTTTATCAGCTGTTTTAAAACCCCTTACAAATTTAGCTGGTGGAACAATAGATAGTATAAAAAACGCAAATTTATTAATGCCAACTTCACGATCTAGCGAAGCTTTTATGAAAAAAGCAGTACCTAAAAAACAAAGTTACACACCTTTACCAAACGTACAAGATTTTAGACAGACTGAAGATATATTTAGTGAAATTAACAGACGAAGAGCGTTGTCAGGTAACAACCCTAACACGCAAGCTTTAGCAGATAGGAATAGATAATGCCAGCAGTAGCAAATCCTATAACATTTGGAGGTTCTTCTAGAGACTATGGATATAATCCCCCGTCTAGGGTTGGATTTGATGATCTTCCTTATTTACAAACACCCGGTGGAGCAAGAGGCGTTCCTACATATACTGTAGGTGGTGGTTCTGGAAAACCTATTAGACCAGGTGTTGGTTTAGGAACAGGTAAAGGAACAACTATAGTGTCTGGTTCTAGTCCTATTAGTTACAATCCAAACACTAGAAGTGGTTCTTTTGATGTAGCTGATGGTGAGTACGGCCCTGTATCTATAGAAGATATGATAAAAGAAGCGGCTAAAAACGATTTATTGCAAGGCACTGTAGGCACTGTATCTACTGCCTTACTAGGACAAAATTTAATGAATGGGGCTGATTTAGGAGGAGGTTTTTTAGGACAGATACCTTATTTAGGAAAAGGGTTAAAAGAATTAGATTATTTTCTTAACCCAACATACGCTAACGCAAGAGATGCTAGTGGTTTTTTCGGGGGAACTGCTAGATATATAAGAGATTTTCCTGGAAGAGTTGAAAATGCCATTGGTCCTAATTCAATATTTGGAGGAGGAGGCACAAGTCCTAAATATGCTGGAGGAAGCATAGGAGGAAGCCCTATTTCACTAACTGATACAATAAGTAATATTGGAACTGGTATTTCAAGTTTGGCTCAATCATTTGGAAAAGTTCCATTAACATCTGGAGCAGGTTTAGAGTTTTCAGCCTTAACTAATGTTGATGGTTCACCAGCTGCAATGAAACCACTAGAAGAAATAAAAGATTTTTATAATTACGTAACAGGTAAACCAAGTGCATTCGGTGGTGATTTAGTTCCAACAGCTGATAAATTTGTTTCTGGTAAAACTCCTAATATTGGAACAGCTCCAGAGTACAGCGGTATATCTGGTTTCTTTAACAAACCTAGATTTGGTACAGAAGGTATTGGTGGTAGTGGTGTAACAAGTGTAGGTAATGTTCTTGGAACTGTTGGAGGTATCGTATCTTTAGCTGACTTTATTGACGATCCATCTCTTGCATCTGGTCTTGGAACTTTAGCTGGAGCTGGAGCTTCAGGTATAACTGGATTATCTACAACTGCTGCTGGTGGTCAAACATGGCTTGGAGCAGCGGCTCCTTATCTAGGATTAGCCGCACTAGCTGCTAGTCTTTTAATGAATAAAAAACCTTCTAATAAAACTGGTTACACATCAATTGATTTAGATGAATTTAAACCTGTAAGTTTTGGCATGGAAGGTAAAAAATATAGTCAAGAAAATGTAGATCAAACTATGCAAATAATGGAACCAATTATTCCTTTAATTCAACAGCTAGAAGAACAGTATGGTGTTGATTTAAAAGGAGATATTCAAGTTAATTATGGTGGTAGAGATGGACTTGCATATAACATAGGCAACAGAGATGTTACAGGGTTTAGAAATAGATTAGATTATTTTGATGGTAGAGATCAATCTACACGAGATGGTGGTTCTATATTTAGAAAAACATTTAAAGGCGAAGAGGCAGGTAAAGATTTTTACAAATCATTGTTAGGTGATTTAGAGGCATTGGCTAAACAAAAACAAGCTGACGGCGGTGGCGAGATTGATTTAGCTAATTACAGAGGAGTACAAAGACAAGCTCCTCAAATGACAGGTGCATTTAGTTATGGTTTACCTGGAGGAACACCTAACGTAGCAACACCTCCTAAACCAAAAGGAGGCCCACAAGGAGTATTTACATATGGATATGATACTTAAAGAAAAAAAATGTTGCAAAGAAGTGCCTGTAGAACAAAAATCTGTTGACTATAAGTGCCAAGGCGTGTGTAAATCAGAGCGAGAGGAGAGTAAAGGAAATGAAAAATGAAAAAGACTTTACGAGATCTCTTTGTAATATTTGTATCAGTTGCTTCTGTTAGTAGTCTTCTACTAGCTGAGGACTCAAACATAACGAATACAACTACGACGACATCGACTGTTACTAGTAATAATACCAATACCAATAACAATACCAATGTAAATCAATCTACTAGCACTTCAACAAATACAAATCTCAATACGAATAATACGACAATTAATTCAACGTCCAACTCAACCGCAACCAATACCAACAACAATACTTCTGTTGTAACAAGTACTGTTAATCAAACACAAAATGTTAACAACACTTCTTTGATAACTAACAACTCTACTAATCAAAATAACAACAATAACGTTAACAGTTCAACAACTTCTAACACCAATAATAACAACAATGTTTCGACATCGAGTTCTGACGTTACAACAAATAATCAAAATTTTAACAACAACAACAATACCTCACAAAATGTGAACACAAATAACTCAACAAGTAATAGTTCACAAAAGGTAACACAAAGAGTTAAATCGCCTCCTCCAAGTGCCGTGGCTCCGTCCATAATGTCATATAGTCAAGACCTATGCACCACGGGAGCTAGTTCGGCGGTCCAAACCCAGTTCTTTGGCGTATCATCTGGTCGAAGTGTACGAGATCCTAATTGCGAACGTTTAAAACTTAGCAAGGGCCTATACGATATGGGGATGAAGGTAGCAGCTGTTGCTTTACTCTGTGAGGATTCTCGTGTATGGCGTTCGATGATGCAAGCCGGCAGTCCCTGCCCGTATAAAGGTAAGATAGGTGAAGAAGCTCGTATAGCCTGGGAGCAAAATCCACATGAAAGACCAGACTGGGAAGAGGTAAAGAAAGAACTTACCGGGTATGAAATAAAAGCATATCGTAAAGGCGACTTCTGTAAAAAATATCCTAAGCACAAAATATGTTCAGGCTAATTACATTATTATTTTTAACGACATCTGCCTGGGCAACTGACCCAGTTTTTACTGTTGGTACAGAAAGCATAATAAATATACAAAGCTCAGGCACAGCTCTTAACCTTGGCGACGATTCAATGAGCGGGATGAAAGATATTGGTTTTGATTTTACTTTCTATGACCAAACCTTTGATCAAGTAAATATATCTATGAATGGTTTTTTTACTTTTCAAGATAACTTTTCGGTATCTAGACAAAGAAATTATATGTCAGAAACACTACCAGCAAGTTCATTTAATTACAGCGTTTTTCCAATGTGGACTGATTTAATTAACAGAAACGGCACTCAAAATCCTTATATTCAGACATTTGGTAATACATCTGATACAGACCAATACTTTGTTATTGGATGGTACAACGCAAAAGAATACAGCAACCAACTGCAAAACACTTTTGAGGCTATCTTGTATGAAGGTACAAATCAAATTGAGTTCAGGTACGATAAAATACAAGTTCGTACACACGATTTTACCATAGGCGTTCAAGGTAATAATCAAGCAACAACCTACTTACGATATGAAGACACTAATGCAAAACAATACATGCAAACAGATGACTTTAGTATTACTACCGCAGAAGTTGTAGATGAGTCTTTTAGCAATCTTTCTTCTGAATGTTTAGTTAATTCTTCTTACTCAGACCTTTGTGATGTGTATGACTTAACAAATGATTTTGAGGATGATGACTTTCTTTATGGTGTGGATGAAGATATAATATTTGGGTATGACCAAGACGAAACGATATACGGATTTAATGACCAAGAAGATCAATTTACTTTCACCACTACAACTACTTTTGAAGATGGTGGTTTTGGGGGTGATGATGATTATAGTTACGATGACACTATTATCATTTATGATATTGAGCTTGATCAAGAGTACGAATTAGAAAATGATCCATTATTTATACATATTGACAGCGAGTACGATATTGAGTTTGTTGATGCTCTCCCTAACTTGGAAGAAATAGAAATAATAGAGCTACCTCAAGACATTGAAATCATTGAAAATTTTGAAGTTTTTGAAGAAAGAATAGAAGAAGACTTTTTAGTTTTTGTAGAGGAGATAGCTGAAGAAGAATTTTTTGATGAGGAAGAAGCAATAGAGGAAGAAGAAGAGGCCTTAGACGAATCTATTGATGAAATAACTCCTGAAGAAATAGACGAAGAAATACAAGAGTCACCTGAAAGAAGAGATGTAAGACGTAATGTTAGAACAGTTAACGCTAGTATAAATGACGTTGTGTCGTCTATTGTAGCTGGTAGTTATTCTGCATCGAATAATGGTTCTAATTCTCAAATATCTAATTCAACTGTTGATGCTTCTAATGTAAACGTAGGGAACGTTAGTTCACCTACTGTTTCTAATCGTATTGCTACTGCCCAAGTAGAAACTAATAATGTATTACAATCTATTGAGATTATGCCTATGCCTTCTATGGATAATACCCCGTCTATGGTAATGGCTGAGGTGCAAGTAACTACTATGGAGAACCAAATACAAAGTGTTACATCGTCTGTAATGACTTCTTCTGAAGCTGATCAAATTGCAGAAGATATTGTAAGTCAAAATATACAGTCTCAACAGGAAGAAAACGAAAGAAGTCAGAGCGAGTCTGGTGAGTACAATGCACAAGGACAAGCTAATTTACTAGCTTATATGGGTTACTCTGCTGGATTTGATACTTATCAAAGTATGAATATACCTGATAGTTCTAGTTGGTATGAGCCAAGAACTATATATGCAAGTGTAGTTTTAGATGATAATGTAAATAATTATTATGGCCTAGTTAATACAAACTTAGATCAACAATCTAATATAATAGGCACACAAAATATGGAGTTTTTTAGATGACTGAAGAATTTAAAAATGCAGTGGTTAAGGAAAAACCTATACCTGCACCTGTACAGGCACAAAGAAAGTCCTGGTACAACGATGCAGAAGGTTTTGACAAGTGGAGAGTGTTTCCTCGTTTGTTAATTAGTCTGTATGGAGTAATGTTTTATAAAACTAGTATGTGGTTTATGACGTTACCAGATCCTACTAATGCTCAATCAGCTTTTGTATCAGTAATTGTAGGTGCGGGTGCAGCCTGGTTTGGTTTATATGTAGGTAAGAAATAATGTATATAATAAAAAGATTTATATTAAAAACAGATAGAGTCTTAGGATGGCTTACTTGTTTTTTTATAATAGCAGGTGTTTTTAGACATTGGT